ACTTCTCCATACTAATTGTGAAGCAATCGTTCCTGCCCATTCTGATACATCCCATGTAGCTGTATCCCATGAAGCTCCATCTGTAGTAGCACTAGATGGTGTATATGTAGAAGTTCCATCATTAAAGTCTACATCAAATCCTATGCTAACTGGTAAGTCTGCATCTGATGATACTATAGGTCGTATAGCTGTAAATCTTTTAGATGTACCTCTACCACCATAATAGACAAATGCTGTTTTTGCGTTACCTTGTATTTGTACTCCTGCATCACTTAATCCATTATCTGCTTTATATACTTTAGTATTTCCTCCAAAATATAAATCACCTTCTAATAAACCCCAACAGTAGGCATCTTGTCCTGTAAATCTACCCCATGCACCAGTATTTAAATTAACTACAAACTGCACAAAAGAACCACTTACATCATTAGGTACATTAAATAAACCAAATTGTCCTTTAGGATAAATTAATGCTTCCCAACCAAAAGTAGATTTAAAATTAGTAACTGCTGTTAATATACTACCACTTATCTTATCTGAAATGGCTTTTGCATAGTTTGTTTCATCTTCTGCATACATTTTAGTCAAAGGTACAAAACCAGATTCTGTAATTACAATTAATTCTGGTCCTACATTTACAATACATCTTTTACCTATAGGTCTTGCTATTTTAAATACACCTACTAAAGACCACGCAGTAGCACTACTTGGGTCTGTACCTTGATAAACTGCCACTTCTCCCTCTGAGGTTATAAAAGCTATATAATCATCTGAACCAGAACCACCATCTCTTGTGAGTGTACCAGCAGCTACTAATTTACCACCAAAATTAAATACACTTCCTAATGCAAAGGTAGATACTGTTCCTGCTACAGAATTAATAGGTAAATAACCAAAACTTAAACTATCATTAAATATAAAAAATAATCTTTCTTTAAATACTGTTACATTGTTTATAGTAGAACCTGTTACTCCACTTAAAGAAGGTGTTGCCCAAGCACTACCATTATAGTGTCTAGGAGCATCAGCACCATTTACTATAAATAAAAATGAACCACCTGATGTAGTAAAATTAACATGTTGAAATTGCACATTAGATAAACTAGTTACTACAGCACTTCCTACACTACCAGAACTTGTTACATCATAAATAGCATTATTACTAGCAGCAAAAAGTTTATTAGCACTAGGAGACCTGTAAGACATTAAACTTTGTACTGTACTAGGTAATCCTGTAACATGATTAGTAAATCCATTTCTTAGGCTTACATCTGTAGAACCAGGAAAGAAATTATCTAATCGAATAGCGTCAGTTTGTGGCATTAAGTCCACAGCATCTCTTGTGTTTAATCCACCAATAGGTGCAGATTGAGATGTACTCTCTCCTGTAGGTCTAAAAACTGCCATTACTTTTTACCTTTATACCCTGAAGCATATATAGCTCTAGCTTGTCTTTTAGCCTTTGTTTTGTTTTTATATACTTTTCCTTTTGTTCCAAACCTATAACCACCCTTTACTTTTTTAACAGGCATTATAGTGAAAAGTTACCTTCTGGTTCGTTAACAGGTAGATATAATCTGTTTGGTCCTGCCATACGAATGATTTGCTTTGCACCATCTTTGGATTGCTTTTCTGATAACTTCAATCGGTATTCTTGAAACTGATTATCATAAGGCAAACCCTTTTGTTTTAAAAATCTCCATATTACACCAAGTGTAATTAAATCTTCATCTAATACTGTTGTATTACTATCTGCTGCATAACTAATTGCATTTGCTGAACCATCACCAGTTGTATCAACCCAGTTTTTAATAATGTATTCAAATGCTACTGTTTCTCCAGCAGGAGGTGTTGGACTAAATAATAACTTACCACCTCTTATTCTAAAATAATTTGTTATACCACTACTTACACTTGCTTTTAATCTTTGCCATTGTGCATTGTTTAGTGGTCCGTAATATTTTCTATCTGTGGTTCTGTTCCACATAGTATCGTTACTAAATCGTAAAAAATCAGAAGCTATAGTTGTCATATTTCCTTGACTTTCTGCTGCAAGTGTTGTGTGTAATTCTTCTTTAATTAATACTTGCCAGTCATATCCAGATACTAGATTTTTACCTTCTCTATTAGCTGCTGCTAATAGTTGTATATTAGTAGTATCTGTAGAACCTATTACTGTTGTAGGAGAAGGTACACCTATCTCTTTAGCAGCATCTTGGCATATTGTAAGTAAGGTCATTCACCCACCACAGGTTGTTGAGGTTTTGTATGTTCACCAGCTAGGAATTGTTTAGCTTCTTTTCTATGGTCTAATACATCTTTGCCTAAACCATGACAAGCACCATCCGATAATCCTGCTAATTGTTCTACTGAATTAATACCTTCCATTTCAAAAAACTTTTTTTTGTTTATATTTAATGATTTTAATTTAGTTAAAGATGTTTCTTTTTTAGTATTTTTAACTGGTTTTTTGCTTTTGTAATACGCATTGTACTCATTAGGAAACTCTTGTTTGATTTGTTCTTCTTTATCTTTCATTTTATAAATTACAGTATTAGGGTCTCCTATTAATTTAATTTCTACTAAATCAAAAGAATTTGTATCATCTCTGTATATTGTTACTCTTCTATTTCCTGCCATTCTTTACCTCCTATTAGTGTGGGGGAATTACACCCCCACGATTATAATGCTCTAACCAGCAAATTGACAAGCAATTATTTTAGCTGAAGCATCTATAGCAAATGCACACACAGGTGAAGTTGCTGCTGCTGTTACATCTAATGTACCATCACCAGCTCCTGTTGGTGTTAATGGGTCTCCATCAGCACCTGCTGTTAATGCAATAGTTAGAGTTGCTGTTCCACCTATCTGTATCCAACAATATTGTCCGTCTGTTGGAGCAGATTGTAAAACACCAGCACCTACCTCATTAGAATCAGATAAATCACTTGTTACTACATTTACTGCACCAGCAGAAGCACCAGAAGGTGCGTAGTAATAAGCAACATATCCACTTACTGCTGCTACACTTCCAGCACCAGTATCGTATTGAACATACTTGAAGGTGTTTCCAGCTGCATCCATGCCTTTTTGACCGACCATAAATGTAGCTGTATCACTAACTTCAGTTTTGTCCATTCCAGTAATATAAGCCATAATGTTTTCTCCTTATTATGCTTGTATGATGCCTTGTCTTGCTCTGTTTGAACAGGTCATGTTACCTGCCCATACTACAGGCAATACCATAGCATCTTGGTTAACAGAAGCCTTCTCACCTAAAGGAGAAAATTCTCTACCTTGAGCTGAACGAAGGAATAAATAGTCCGTATTTAAGAAATACATCTTATTACTTGGACATTGGTCATCAAAGAACACAGGTGCGTTCATAAACATTAAGTTCATAAACCCTGCACTAGCATTGTCATCACTTGTAAATCTTTGGTTAGTCTGTAAAGAACTCCAATAGAAATTAAAGTAATTTGTATCTGCCACGATACAATCAGGAACATCAGCTCCTCTTGTAGTGCTTAACCAAAGTGTGTTCATAGCTGTTTGTATAGTAGTAGCACTAGGAGTTACACTCTCGGTACTAAAATCATACACTTGGTTCTGCCAGAATGTGTAAGTAGTAGAGTTAATACCACCAACTGTGTTTCCGACTGTACCAGGAACTATCAACTGTAATCCACCTAGTTCTTTACCATCTGTACCAGTACCATCAGCATACAAAGATGTAGCCATAGTATTGTTTAATGTTTTCTCTAAGTTTCTTACTCTTGATTTAAGCAAGTTAAAGATTGCTTCTTTTCCTGAGTTTTCGACCTGTTCTAATCCAGATATAACCACATTACCAGCTAATTGCTTATAATTAAACTCAGCTGCTGTGAATACATTAGATGTAGATGTGTCTAATACTTCGTAACCACTATACCATTTTGCAGTTGAGTTAGTTGCATATTCTAATTCTTGCACAATGGTTCTACCAGTAGCTACTTGCTTGTTGCCTTTTGCATCAATATGACGAAGTAAGGCATTACTATTTGTTACGTTATCTGCTAGTGTTTTTGAATAACCAGCAAGAGTAGTAGTAACGATTTCAGTAAATGTACTGTTAGGCGAAGTTGCCATAATATACCTCTCTATAAGTTAATGTTAACCCACAACTCATCTAGTTACCCCTGCTTTACTAATTGATTCCATTAACAAAGCATCTAAATCTGTAGATTTAACAGAACCTGAAGGTGGTGCAGTAGCTGTTCTAGGTCGTACTTTTTTAGCCTTTTCAACTGCTGCCTTTCTTCTCGCATCTTCTTCGGCTTTTGCACTTTTTCTTTGATTATCTAAAGATTGTTTATACAATTCATCATCTAATCGTACAGCTTTAGCATAAGCATCTTCTAATCCTTTTGCTTCTCCTGCATCAATTAAATTACCCATTTTAACTCTTAATTTATCAAAATGAGGATATTTTAAATTGCCTTTATCATCCTTAGTACCAGCAAAACCATTGATTTGAGCTTCAGTCTGTTGTCTAGCAGATTGCAGATTTTGTCGTTTGAACTGATTTAATTCTGCAAGGATTGCTTGATTTTGTTGTTGTAATTGGGTGATTTGTGGGTCGGAATCATTCCAATCCACAGTTTCTTCGATTGATGAAAGGTCAATACCATAACCTTGTGCTAATTGCTTGAGTGCCATTTTTGGGTTATTTCTGAGTGCCATATCTGCATTAAGTAATCTGGAGATATATTCGGCTTCTCCTACACCACTTGCTGCGATTTGCTGTCTCATTGGAGCTATAACTTTGTCTAATGATTCAAAACTTTTGCGTTGTTGGGCTACTTCTTGCGTCTTTCTAGTGTAATCTGCTGTCATTTCTTTATCTCGCTTTAGCATATACTCCTGTGCATCACGAGGTAAATCCTTGAACTTGCTTCTTACTTCTTCTGACCAGTTTTTTGGAGCTTCTAGTGGGGGTTCTTTCGAATCCTCTCCATCAACATGAGCCACTACAGCATCATCAGAAGGTTCTTCTGTAGAATCTTGAGGTTCTGTTTCACTTTCAGGAGCTACCTGGTCTAATGAATCAGATTCAGATTCTTCGGAATTAGTTTCATCCACTTTTTGTGGAGTGTCAGGTTGAGGAGCTTTTTTAGCTTCCTCTGGTGTGGGTGTTTCTTCAGTCGGTAGTGCTTGATTTATTGCACCTTCCAAAACTGCATCTAAATTTGGTGCTTTTTCTGGTGCTGATTCCTGTTTAGGAGTGCTTTCTTGTGTCATATTATCCTCTTTTATTGTTAATCATATTGTCCCAAAATTTAGGTTTTGCAGAACTTGTATAATCGTTCCCACATTGCCTAACATTGTGTTTCCTCTCATGTTCTCTTACTTGAGAACGACTGCTTATCACAGATTTGTCGATTGGAGACACAAATTCTTGTATATCACCCATAACTTGGTGTGATTTTGTTCTTTTTGTACTTTTAACTACTTTATAATTACTTTTAGTCCAGTCTATATTGTCGTAGTTATCTCTGTAACTCATCTCTTGCTTCCTTATTCATTTCTTCTGCTATTTTCATATCACTTTCTAATAATGCTAATTCTTTCTTTGCATTAGCCCTTGCTTGGCTTGATTGTGCTTCTGTCATTACTTTATTACCAGATGTTCTTTCTCTTGCTTGTATATCTGCTAGTTTACCTTGTTGTTTTAATTCTTCTTTAGCCATTTCTGTTTGCATCTTCTTTGCAGCAATTCTTTCAGCTTCTGATGGTTGTGGACCAGCTTGTAATGCTTGTTGAGCTTGTTGTGTTAGTTGTGCTTCTGTTCTATCTATCACATCCTCAAAAGTTCTACCTACTTTCCATGCACCCATTAAAAATCGTAGGGCTTGAAATGCTAATGGTGTTAATGCAGGTGATTGATTTGCTATACCTATAGCTTGTTGTAAATATGCACCAAAAGATGATAAAAACTCTATTCTAGTCTTTTTTTCTTCTTCTTCATCTGTAAAAATTGTAGCATCTGATTCTATATCTATACTATAACCCCTTAATTTATCATCACGCATTATTTGCATCATTTCTGGTGTAATAGTAAGAGCTGTCATAGCTGCTAATGTTTCTGGTTCATAATGTTCTGCTATAATTTCTGCTTTTAATCTAAATAAATCCCTAATATATTCAGCTATTTCAGATTGTTTTTTACGCATACGCATACTACCAAATTGTGCTTTTAGCTGTTGTGCTGTAGCTGTTTCACTAGCTTTTGTAGAACCTCTAATAATGTCTGATATGCCTGTTATTTGATATATTGTGTCTAATACTTGGTTTCTTTGTTGATATAAACCAGATAAAACTTGTGCTATAGGTGCTATATCTTCTTGTTGAAATACTTGTTGTAACCCACCTTTTGCTGCTAATTGTGCAAAATTCTCTGATGGTACAAAATCATTATCTCCTGCATCTGCTAAGTGTGATAATTCAGGTACAGAAGCATCATATATACCCCTTCTTTTTAATCCTTCTATTAAATTACTTATTCTTGTTGTAATTCTATCTAGTTCATCAGCTTGGTCTTGATACAAAGTAAACTCTGGTATAGGAACATTTGTTTCATTTGTTCTTATAGCTACTAATGAATCAGGGCATGGGAAAAAATTTTCTAGTTCATAAGGGTCATCATCTTCTGCTAAGACTTCATTGTACCCTCTTGATATAAAAAATCTTTTACTGGTGTATTTATCCCAGATTTCCCATACCTCTGCTCTGGAGAATATCTCAGAATATTCTTCTTGATAGCCTTCTGTAGGCTCTGGAGACCAATTTAAAGGTATATCTTTAGCATTTTTAAAACCTTTTTCTATTAATTCATCTCTAGTTAATAAATGCCTTCTTGCCTTCCAATATACATCTTCTGGTCTTTTTGCAGGACTTTCTCTGTAATCTTCCCAGTTTATATAGTCAAAATAACATCTTTGGTCGGCTATGCGTTCTTCTTCTTTATCTATCATTACCATATTGCCAAATTCATCTATAGATTCTACTTTTATGGTTTCTTTTACAAAAATAGGCTCATATACTACCCAAACTACACCTCTACCAGGTAATAAATAATCTTCTATTGCTGCTTTTATAGGTTTATCTGCTGAATATACCTCATTACCATATTGTAATGCTCTTTCTAGTACAATAGCTACTTGTCTTGTTATAGGGTTATTGTCGCTGTATCTTCTACGCACATCTGCTTTTGGCATACGAGCAAATAATGCACCTTTCATTGTTTCTGTATTAGACCATAGGATATTAAATTGTTTACTTAAACCAGTACCATATCCATCTGTTTCTCTTTCATCTCTGTATCGTGCTACAACAGCTCTACCTCTTTCTCTCCAATCTTTTTCAGATTGGTCAGAGCTATCAAGTTCCATCTGCCAGTATTGTGCAGTACCTTGAAGTTTTACTGTTTCATCTCTAGTTTCTGCCATAAGTTCCTCTTATTTTTTGAATCATAGCACCATCTCTATTAATAGATTCTTTCAATCTTCTAACTAATTCCATATGTTCTTCTATAGTTCGTTCTCTATCTTCAGGGTATCTAGTAGTGTATGGCATAGTGTCAAAATAGTTTCTATCTTGTGCCATATTATATAATTTATCTTCGTCTATTATTACATCTCCTCTTTCATTTCTAAGAGGTTCTCCAAACTCATCTAATTTAGCTACATACTCTCCAGAAACATTATCATATCCTGGAACTGTGTATAATCTATCTGGTTGTTCTGGGTTTACTGCTCCTGTAGTATAGACAGTAGTAGGTTTTCCTTTTTCATCAAACATAAGATTATTATTAATAGAATCTTGATGATACTGCAATAAATTATTTTTTCTTTTTAACATATCTGCCATCATTAATCTTTCTTCTTCGGTCATTAATTACCCATCATCATTTGATTTTTTAGCATCTGTAATCTCATAATTTCTTCATCTATTTGTTCTGGTGTCATAGGTGTTCCCATAGGACTTATTTGTTCTTGTGGTGTCATAATAGGTGCTGCACTATCCATAGGAGGTGCTAACATAGTTCCTGTTACATCATTAAATTGAGACATATCTGCACCAGGTGGTATTACTGTAGGACCTGTTGTATAATCAGCAGGAAATTGAGATTCTGGCATTGTTGTATTGTTATCTGCCATCATCATATTATTATTACCTCGTAAACTTTGAGACATCATCATTCTTTCTTCTTCTTCTGTCATGGGTCTGTTATACATTCCTGAGTTAATTGCCATTATATCTCCTTATCCTTTTTTATTTTTTTTATTTTTTGATGCTAT